AAGTACAAACGTAAGATATTGGTAAATTGATCTTGGTAACGGCGTTCATACTTATCCGTGCCCAGCGGTAAACTAGGTGGGGACGGGTTAATCAGGCGGTTGCTTGTTGTCATTAACGCCTACCGTCCGGTCTAATATCTATACGGGGTGCGCCCAGTTGCCAGCAAGTGTTAATCTGGTTTGAGCTAATCTTAAAGATCATCTGGCGACCGCGCATACGGGTAAATATCTGCCCTGTAAACTGCTCTGTGATAACGTATGTATTACTTTTAGCTACAGGTTGTGAAGCTGTACTTGTAACCCCAGAGCCAGAATTAGCCAGTCCTTGCAGAGTCATTGCAACTGTAGGTAGTGCGCCAGCAGGGGTGTTCTCTGCGTTCTCAAAAGTCAAGTCAGGAAGGTTATCTTTAAAATCATATATGGTTTTTAAAAATACATAAAAACTTACAGCTCTGACAAACGGATTTCTCACAACAGAAAACACCCATCGATCTTCAACCAACGACTCCCAATAAGAGTAAGGATTATGCATCTGCATTAACTGTATCCAGTCCGTACTTTCTTCGCTGAACGGATCGACAGGCATGTATTTTGCATCAGGGCAATTTGATTTTATACTCACCTTTATACTCATCCCAGATGTTTTTGGAATGTGTATAAAGGCAAATTTATCTGTGTAGATCATATCTTCTGTTTAACCCCCCAAACAACCAAGAGTTCTCTACTCTCGCGTTTGCGAAATAAAGTAAAGATTAATTTACTAAAGACTTTTTTGATCGTGACGACTTCTTAACCTCAGGTGCTTTCCATCCAATAAGAAAAGATTCTAGAACAGTCGCCAACGTGGGATACTTTTCGAGAAGTTTCTGGTCCTTTACAAGATCAAGAATTTCTACTTCAGTAGAAACTACACCCTGACAGATTTGCATCCAAATTTCCTCTCTGCGGAATTGCGGTACTTTACTGGCGCTGCCTTCTGGTAGTAGAGTTAGAATGCGACGGAATTCCTGTGTAATGGTAGTATCGCCCATATTTTCTGGGAGACCCTCATCCTTAAAAGGAGTCTTACCTTCTGGTAGATTCCATGGACCCTGCTCGTAACCAACACCCCACGCGACAAGTCGCATAAGAATAGAGTTGCTTACTGAGATTGCACGAACACGTGCGGAGAGTTCTTCGGTTGTCTTTGCTTCAACTGCCCAGTCAAGAGCCTCGTTGATCTGCCTAAATTTCTGAGGTATTATTGCCATTTAAAATTCATCCACTAGTTCAATTAATTGTGTCATACGATTCGCGATAAAATAATTCAAAAGACCAGAACGATCGCCCTCTTTCTGCATCTCATAATTATCTATAATACTTTCCTTGATGTCCTCAGGAATGCGCGATAGGTCAACCAGTTCACGGTTGCGCTGGTAGTTCCGCCACATTTCGTCGCTGTTGATAAAGTCTTCAGGTTTCTGCGTCTTCCAGAGTGCAAGTGCTTCCTTGCGAATAGGACGCTGACGGTCGCCATTAACAAAGGTGTCGTCACCAGAAAGAATATTGGGGACACCATCGCCCTTATCGCCCATGATAATATGTTCCATGAGAACTGCATCAGGAGTTTCAGTCAACTTAATAAACTTTTTCTGAACAGGAGCATACTGCTTAACGTTGCTCCACTTCTGCAACTGATTGAAGTCATGGTCACCAGAGAGAACAAGGAAAGGTTCAGCGCTGGGTATGAGACCATCGGTATTCATGGTCTGACTATACTCAGCGAGCACTGCGATGACATCATCTGCCTCTGCACCATCAACATCGATTACAGCATATGGAAAGTGTTCAGCAAGTTCAGCACGAACAAGATGCAGTGCCTCGAAGATAGAGTTCCAATCGAATCCACTATCAGCACGAGACTTCTTACGGTTTGCCTTGTAGTTCGGGAAGTACTCACGACGCCAATAATGGCGATTGTCACATGCGATAACCATTTCGCCAAACTCAGGACCGAACTTCTTACGATATGACCGAAGTGCATTTATAATCATGTGCCGAACTAGAGGAACATTTATCTCAACGTCTCGACGACCTCCCAAATTTACCATTAGACTGCTAATTGCAGTCTGATTATAATCTACAACAATCACGTTTCTTCATCCCCATTATTTAAAGTCGTATCAAGAGCATTACGAATATCAGTTAGCATAACTGTTTCCGGAGTATCCATCCCACGTTGGCGCAAGAACATGCCGTATACCAAAACAGAAACCACTGCTGCATCAGCATAGAAACTTTCATGGTGTGTAATACCAAACTTCTCAGTGCACACCTTGGTAATTCCTGCCATAACTGCTTTACCAGCACGCTCGGCGTCTTGATAAGAACTGTACTCATCAATCCCCCCCAGGAAGTATGATAGAGATTCCTTGTCTGGATTTGGATCCTCTGCTTTCTTCTTAGGATTAAGAAATGTCACGTTATCATTATCGCTCATCAAAACACTTTCAAAATTAAGGTAGTCGGAGTTAGTCGTGCACGCACAGGAGAAGACTTACTTCTAACGGCTGAGTACCATTTAGTCAAGCCATTTTTCGCAAGACTAACAAATTCTTTTACTTGAGTCTCTGGTTTACGCAGCAGTCGGGAGTTGGAGAAGTTCTCATCAAATCCTACAAGACTTGCACCCCTAACTGTAATGCTTCCGCTGACTGGACTGAAGTATTTAGAGATCTTTCGTGTCTTGGTGTCAAACGTCCACACTTCACTGCAGTTTAGTAGATTGATAGGTTCGACGCTGGTGACACCAAGTGCAGTATCTTCCACGAGGAACTTTAGGTTCTGGACCAATTTGGTCTTATCCTTTGGTTTCTTCTTACGAACCTTGGCAACCTGCTTGCTGACATATGACTTCTTGAGATCGTTGACATATGATTCGAGTAACTTAACGATATCCTTGACAATCTTCATACCCGTCAGATGTGCATAACTATCGAGCAACTGCGACTGCATATCAGTTAGGTTTGCTTTGGGTGTCCGACGAATCTCTACCAATTCAGCAAACTCAGCAAGGATAGGTTGAATCTTTTCTACGCAGTCAAGGTAATGTCTATCTGTCATACGATATGGCATAAGAATCTGCGGCATGTTCTTTACATCTTCGCCGATGACAAGATTCTCAATCTCATCATTAACATCAGATATAATGAAGTGACCTGCAATCAACGGTTTCTTAGCAACCTTGACTACAGGTTCAGGAGAAGCATCATCCTCTTCGAGTTTGATACGCTTATTGACAGTTTCCTCAACCTTCTCCCAAATACGAGACTTATCTCTTTCGTTGAGAGGGAACCCACGCATAGCAATACGAGCAGAATTGGCATAGGTGCGTGGAAGCAACTTGTCAGGAACTTTACTAAGAGTCTTCAGTTTATCCTTATCTTCCTTGAACCAGTCAACGAGAAACGCACGACAATCTTTCTGGTCAACAATAAAGTTATACCAACTCAATGCATTACCATATTCAGACTGGTAATTCGTGGGTTCATAATCGTCAACCCAGATTGGTTCTACGCCCATAATCTTAGAATCAGCAATCGGAACTTTCAACTTATACATCTGTTCGCCCTATTCAATTTATAAGTTACTATACCTCGTTTCCGTGGAAAAGTCAAGCTATAAATTTCACATTTGTAATTGAATCATATCTAAACGAGCGCCAACCTGCATTTTCCGTGTCCCAAACAGGCAGAGCATCGGGATTAATCACCTTACTTTCGGCCTTAGCAGTAGTTTTCTTTGGCACTACAGTTTCCTGTAGAGTGCATCGAATAACTCGAACATCCCCATTACGTTTTGTAAACGTCACTTCAGCGTCCATCTTCTTGAGGTTCTTTACGAGCATTTCACGGTCGATTTCCATAATCACATTCTCCTAATATTGGTTTTATCAATTTCAACTTTACCATCTCTCCAAGATTTTCTGGGAGGATCTGGTGCGGGTATATCGTGGGTAGACATATGTTTTTCCATAGTGAAGAAGTCTGTTGGATTTTCTACCACCACTTCGGGTTTCTTCATCGGTTTATGTTTCTTAACAACCTTCTTCGATGCTCCTGTTGTTGGAGTTGGATCAACCTCAGCAGCAACAAATTCTACTATACCCGTTTCTTCTTTCTTTGTCAAGCTTAAAATCGAAATATTTGCTGCAATAACCAAAAGAATTGCCAGAGGGTCGAATACGAAGATAAGAACAATAATCATCAGACGCACTGCTTTATCGATAGTAGCAGTATCGCCACTACCGTAGAACAGTTCTGCGATATATTTTATCGGACCTACTTCTGCTTCGAGTTTGAGGTTTTCTGTTTTGAGCGGTATGAGATCAGTCTCAATAGTCTCAATGTCTGCAGTCGCACTCTTAATTTCATTATCGAGGGACGCACGTTCTCTTTTCTGTCTGTTTCTAATAAAATTAGCATCGAGCACATCCTCTGCAGTAGTGAGTCTGTCCAGAGTATCCAACGATGTTTGTGCATTTTTCAGTCTCCTTTCGGCAGATGCTTTCTTGCTCTCGAGTTGTTCTATTTTAAATACTGCTGAACCACCAACAGTAGTATGTTCAATATGTGCTCCACTGAGATAACCAAATACCCCAATACTTGTGATGAATGATAGCACCACAATTGCGATTGTAAAGTATGTCTTCAACAGTTTGTTAGCAGTTTTCCAATTCCGATACACCCAACTCGCAGTGACGAGTTTAGCAAATTCTAAAGATCCACCCATAGCTGCAACAGCAATAGGAGATGCAGGGAAAATCGCCATCAAACCTAATATCGAAAAGTAACCAGCAACTGATGTAATCGCCAGCGCCGCCAACATTAATAGTGCTATGAATAGCATCCAGGTCTCCAATCAGGTAATTTTAATTCTTTCAAGTGATCAAGTCTCAGACGCACATTCCACATTTGATTGATGCATCTGTCGTCGAGTCTATGCTCCCATTGCAGGATATGCTCAACTGCCTTGGCATGCGATTTGCTGTCGTATTCAGCGACAACTTCTTTGCGCATTTCGCCTTCATAGTTAGTCACATAAGAGGAACTTCCGAAATATGATTCGAATAGTTTCTCAGTTTTACATGAATACCCAATATAAAATTTGCCGTCGTCGAAGTAAGTGCAATACACTCTGTGCACCTTCTTCGCCAACGGCTTACGTTTTTTTCTAATTACCATAATCTACTCCGTAAGTAGACTATTTATTCGCTTTCTTGATCGGTGTCAAAGTCATATTCTTCTTGATCGATTCCCTCGCCGCAGAAAGGACAGTGTAATACTCTATAATATCTGCCATCCATATCGTGGTCTACAGAAAATAGAGCATTACAACTGTTGCATTCATATTCCTCGTCCATGACGATCAAATATCTTCTAATACAGATTCATAAGTTATATTATTTTCTTGACAATACTGAATATATCCTGGAACGACATTTGTCTCGACCCTTGCCACCCACTCTTGATACGTTTGTTCGTCTGCGAATGTCAATGTTATAATGTTCTTATATCCCTGTGCAGCAAAGTATCCAGATTGTTCGATTTTATCTTGATTTTCCTGGATATACTGATTCATTGTATTTTCTTCTAATCTAGATGGTACTTGCCAATACCATAGAGTGTTCAAATCATCTCTAGTATATGTGATTGTTAATCTCTTAACCATATTAGATCCTTTTCTTGGTTAATTTTACGCAGCAATTCCCCAGACGTCATCCCATTTACCTGAGAGTGCACCCTTTGCATAGTCGGTAGCACGATTCTCAAAGAAGTTGGTATGCGTTGGAGCATTGATCATTTCCTCAACCCATGGAAGAGGATTTTTCTTGACCTTAAAGATACCCTTTAGACCAAGACTGATAAGTCGACGATCACAGATATAACGGATATATTTCTTGACATCAGCAGATGTAAGATCTTGCATCTCACCCATCTCGAATGACAAATCAATAAACTTGTCTTCTAGTTCTACCATTTTCTCGGCGATAGTATAGATACTGGATTTTAGTTCGTCGTTCCAGAGTTCTCTGTTCTCTTCAACATAAGTACGGAACAACTTAATCATCGACTCGGCATGCATTGTTTCATCAACGATTGACCAAGTAACGATCTGTCCCATACCCTTCATCTTTCCGTGACGAGGGAAGTTGAGGAGCATAATGAAGGATGAGAACAGTTGCATACCCTCAGTGAATGCACTAAATGCAGCGATATTGGTCGCGACTGATTCAGGAGTTCCATTTGTGTTCGACAAATCCATAAAGTAGTCGTGCTTTGCTCGCATTGAGTCGTATTCCAGGAATTCCTGATACGTTGTTTCTGGCATGCCCAAAGTTTCAATGAGGTGAGAATACGCTGCAACATGGAGTGCCTCCCTTGCCGCAAACCCCATCAACATCATACGAATTTCAGGTTGAGGGAAATACGGTAGATAGTTCTTCACATAACCACCAGCAACATCGATGTCACCCTGTGTGAAGAAGCGGAAAATGTTAGTCAGAAAATGCTTTTCACCATCGGTAAGACGTTTCTTCCAGTCGTTGACGTCTTCCGACATCGGGACTTCAGTGTGCAACCAATGTGACTGCTCGTGCTTTAACCATGCGTCATATGCCCATGGGTAGTTGAATGGTTTAAAATATGCTCGTTCTGCCATTAATGTCATGGTCGACCCTGACCCCTATACTTTTTAAAGTTTTGCTTTTTATTTTTATTCATTGTGCTGGTTTTGATTTTTCCATTACCAATCGAAGTGCCATTTTTATGGGTTGCGTTGATACTGTTTTTCGTTGTCCCCGAGGACTTACCGCCTTTTGCCATTAGTTATTCTCCGCCCATTTGATTAAATCATCATAACCACCGACGTGATGTCCATTAATCCAAATTTGCGGAACTGTTGTTATCCCAGGAGCTGCGGCAACTACATCTTCCCATAATACATCTTCACCCACCAAACTTTCAACATACTGAATTTCCATACCAGTCATAAATTCTTTTGCCAGTACACAGTACGGGCAATCTGGTTTGGTATAAATTTCTGCAAAAAACTGTGACATGTTTTATCCTTCGCATGCAACACAAGTGTCGCCTTCTATCATTGCTTTGAAGTCAATCTCTTTGATTACTTCTCGTTCAATGCGCTTCGATACCTTATCTGCCTTACCGATCTTCTCAGAACGACAGTAATACATCGTCTTTAAACCCTGCTTCCATGCAAGATAGTGAACAGCATGCAGATATTTGATATTCGCATCTGGGCGGAAGAATACATTGAGGGACTGCGCCTGATCAATAAACTTCTGTCTGTCTGCTGCATGCTCAATAACCCAACGCTGATCAATTTCCATGGAGGTCTTATAAATTTCCTTGGTTTGACTGTCCATCCAAGTCAGATGCTGCACCGAACCATCGTTGGCGATAATCGAAGACCAAGTCTCATCATACCATCCAGTAGGTCTACCGAGTGCTGCTTCTTCTAGAATAATACCATCGAGGTATTTATTCTTATTGAGAAATGAACCAGACAAAGTATCCTGTCGATATGCATTTGCTCGCCATGGTTCAATCGACGGACTTGTATTACCCATGATGATTGATGACGATGCGTTAGGTGCAATAGCTTGCATATGCGAGAACCGACGACCAGTGCCAGCCGCATCAGGTGCTTCACCACGTTCTGCACCTAGTTCTAGATTTGCAGTGTCGAGACGAGTCTTGATGTGTTTAAACACTCGCATATTTAGACCCTTGGCAACTGCAGACTCCCACGCAATACCCTTGCGTTGTAGATAAGCATGGAAACCTAGCGCACCGATACCAATTGAGCGCTCACGCTTTGCTGAATAGATCGCACGACCTACCTGCTTGGGAGCATTATCAATGAAGTATTGCAATACGTTATCTAGCATCTCTGCCATGTCCTTGAGGAACAACGGATCTTTCGACCAAGAATCATAGTATTCTAGATTGACTGACGAGAGGCAGCAAACAGCAGTACGCTTCCTATCCGTCGGAAGAATGATTTCCGAACAGAGATTCGACTGATGAATCTTTAGACCAAGATCTTTCTGGAACTGCGGCATTGCACGATTCGAAGCATCGATGAAGTGTAGATATGGTTCACCTGTCATCATACGAAGTTCTAGAATCTTCTGCCAGAGATCCTTTGCCGAAACTGTATCGCGGATTTCGCCCGACTTAGGATCGGTAAGGTTCCAACTGTCATCAGCTTCTTTGTCTGCCATACAACGCTCAACGATTTCCATAAACGCATCCGAGATGTTGATCCCATGATGCAGGTTTAATGCACGCATGTTGGGATCACCAGTCGGTTTGCGCATTTCTAGAAATAACCCAACATCAGGATGAGAAATATCCAGATAAGCAGCATAAGAACCACGACGAGTGCGACCTTGACGGTAAGCCATAGAAGAAGCATCATAAGTGCGAAGGTGAGGCATAACACCAGTAGACTTATCATCTGCGGCGCGAATACCAAAACCAATACCAACGCCGCCACCAAGCATAGACAACCAGTTAGTTTCTGAAAGATTTTCAACTAGACCCTCCGCAGTATCATCAATGAAGTTTAGGAAACAACTGATTGGCATACCACGCTTTGACCGACCAAACGAGAGGATCGGAGTGGCGTATGACAACCAGTGCTTTGATGCATATTCGTATAGACGCTGCGCATGTGCAGGATTAGAACCGAACGTCTTTGAAACAAAAGCGAATCGATGTTGCGGAGACGTTTCGTCGTCCTTCATGTATGATTCTTGAAGTCGCTGAATACCTAGTTTGTCAAACAGGGAGTCCCGTGATAGGTCAATCTGAATATCCAGATAATTCTCTCTTGCCATTTATAGTCCCTGTTCCTTCAACACTTTTTCGATGTCTGGTTTGAAATATGATTCTGGTTTAAGAATCTTACCATCTTCCCGCTTCTTAATCTTACCATTATCAGAAACCTTGCTCATGTTAGAAGCACGAACTTCTTTCCACACTTCTTCAAAGTTGATACCAAGAGTTGCAAACAATCCCTGAACAACCCAGACTAGGTCGGCACCACCGTCAGCAATGTCTCCAATATGGCGACGAAGAAAACCATCGCAAAGTTCGCGGTATTCTTCGTCGATTAGATTAATATATAGGTTTGCTTGCGCCAAATTATCATCATTTAGATGCGGAGTTGTGCCGACATATTGATCTGCTGCAATCATAAATTCGGTAACGTCTTTTTGGTTATTCATAATATTTTCTTTCTTCGTCAATGCCCAAGATCCATCATTTTTTTCGGACCATACCAGTTCTGTGTCTTCATCCCAGCGAAGAGTCTTCAATAGATCATGCGGGAGTTCTATATATAATTCACCGTCATCATTTTCCTTAACAACGACTGTATTCATGCTCGCACCTCTTCAAGAATGTGATATTTAGGTTCCCATCCGAGTCTGAATATTTCATCGATATTGGCATGAGTGACTTCTCTCTCACCAACAACATCTTTGAACGGAACATCTCGGTAACCATAGGCATCCAAAACTTCACTAACAGAGATCGGTTTATCCGATCCAATATCTACTATACCCGAATAATTAGGATTAGTCAATAGAGTTTCAATCGCAGAGCAAATATCTTCAACGTGCGTCCAGTCTCGAAGATGTTTTGTCTTATATTCGATTTTATTATTAAGCATCATATCATAGAACATGTCAGGTCGACTATCTGGACCATAAACTGTATGGAACCTCATACCAATCGAGTTATATGGTGCATGTTCTTCCATCGCTTTCTTACTAGTAGCATATGGATTCTTCCACCACTCATAAACTGATGAGGAAGATGCATAGATTACCTTGACACCATTGATTGTGCACCAGTCAAAAATTCTCTTGGATGCAGTCACGTTGGTGACCCAATAACCTTCTGGATCATCCCAACTCTTACGAACACCAGCGAGTGCTGCTAAGTGCAACACTACATCTGGATAACCGTAAGATTCCGTCATCTTCCATTCGCGGATATCTCCTTCATATGGAATTACCGTGTGATTCTTAGAAAGAATACGAAGCGCATTCCTACCTATAAACCCTTCGTGTCCAGTTAGTAGAATTCTCATGGTAGTTTTCTTTCGAATTCTTTCTGCGCTGCCATGTCATCTAGTGCTTTGATTACATCGGGGAAGTGTTGACCGATAATCTCCCAGCACTGTTCAGCAACGATACGATGTTCTTTCTGTGTCGCTTTATCCATGCGCAACTGACAGTAGTGAACCCATGAACGTAACGAACCTGCCATAATGATAGTCGATTCAGTTAGTCCTTCAGGCAGCAAGGCACGTGCTTGTTCTTTTGCTATACCAAGTTTAATAGCAGTATTATACTCTTTCTTGGCATGATAGATCATACGGCGCTGAATGTGTTCCCAGTCAGTGTCAATGATTTTATCATCTACTTCAATAGAGTTCTGTCGATTCTTAACGTCTTGTAGTCTTGGTTCTCTAGTGCCGAATCCAAGGTCTGTAGTCGGATCTGCATATCTCTGTGAAAATTCTTGGAACGAAAAGGATCGATGGCGAAGTATTTGCCGAGCGATGTCACGAGTTGTTTTAATTTCCATTGATACATGGACCATCTCCAAAGGTGACCAGTGTTGGTTCTTAATAAGATACTGAACCAGTTTAGGTGCTGTTGCTGTATTGTTCTGGTTAGAAGGATTAGATACTCTTGCTGCCCATGCAACCAGTTCATTGGCAGTACTACATTCTGTATACGCACTTGGTTTTGTAAGTCCGATCAGATTTACTTCGCTCATTCAACTCTCCATGATGTTGTATTCAATTTAATATTAGTTGGCCAATCGCCTTCAGTATAAGATTTATCATGAAATCTCAACTCGTTTGTAGGCATAATACAAAGTCTACCGTTGTCTAGTTCTACAAACATAAACTCCTTAGACTGTGAGGGATGCATACTGTAACCATCGTTCATCGGAATAGCAGTAAACAGATAGCGACCAAACTCTCCACTGCTACGAATCTCTGCACGCTGAGTGTTTAGATAATCATAACAGACAACTGAGAACTGATCACCATAGCAATCCCATACCTGTGTATCTTCAAGTCCCCAGAGTGGTTCTGGGTCTGCTGAAAATGCTAGAGCATGCGGCGGAACACTGCGCCAGACAGCACCACATTCCAACATCACATGACATCCCCATGAGTGTCCAGGTTTTGAATGTAATGCAAACCAAATACATGGTTCAAAGGTATATGGTTCTACACCCTTGCGAATGAATGATGAGTCTACCCAACAGTAGATATGATTCGGAATGTTACCCGATCCAGTATAAAGCATTACTCGACTTCAAACTCTTTGACCGTCTGGAACTGTGCCTTACTTACGAAACCGATACCCAATAGATGGTCTACACGGTCAGTTGCGTCGGCATAATCTGCATATCTACCATCATCGAACCACCACCAGCGGTCGAGACCAAGGAACCAGCGAGGTTCGCGTCGGTATTCGACCAACCACATATCGTCTGTTCGATGGATACGCAACTTTGTAATTCTGGTATGACGGATTTCTACGCCATATTCATTAGCGACCAATTCGCTCATACTTTCCTCCACATGGCATACTTTGCCTTTGCTGATAGACCTTGAAACGTATTATCATTTATAATACCCTGAATTTCACCAGAAGTCAACCCATTTTCAATCATTTCATTAATATCTTTTCCAGGAACATCTGGCCAAATTACCATCTTGTATCCCATATCAATATACTTATTCATCAACTTACCGACTTCTCGGTTTTTAGGTTGGTTGTCAAAAATAATTGTTATTTTTTCTTTTGGTATCGGGAGTTGGTCGATTTTTCCGAATGACGTTCCAGCGCAAGCGATAGAATTATCCAGAAAAAGGGAGTCAAGGGGCCCTTCGACAACGAGTACTTCTTTTGTAGGATCGACCTGATCCAAACCAAAAATCGATTGTGCATCTTCATCTACCTTAATGTTAATATAACGTAATGACTCGCCTCTGATTCCGCGAAGGCTAACAACAAGGAGTTTACCAGCGCCATCAAAAAAAGGAATCGCAAGTCTCGGTTCAGATGTAATGATCGACTCTTTGTATTTGGCATTAAGTTGAATGACATCTTTAACATTAGGAATGAAATACAACCGATCAAAAGCATCGCGAGGAATTTTGCGGTCAGTAACATATTTAATTACCTCATGATCATCTGGTAGCGTATCAAGTCGATCCATAATCGAGTCGAGTAGTTTAGGTTCTGGTTTTTTAGCAAACTTCGGTTCTTCAAACTTTAGAACTGATTCTACGGTTTTATGAGAACTCTTGTTATGCGCCCCATCTGCATATCGTTCTACGACATATTGACTGTAGAGGGTTGCATCAAAGTTCTTGAGGAATGTTCCAAAGTGTTGACTCGCGCCACATTTATGGCACTTGTAATATAGATCCTGTTTACCGCGATAGAAATATCCTCTCGCCTTGCGCTTTAGACGCTGCGAATCACCACAGATTGGGCATCTGCAGTTGAATAGATCTTGGGTTTTCTTCTTGAAATTCTCGAGTCGATACGAAATCGAATGGAGATACTTGATATCAATATATAAACTCATAATACAGTTATACCCCATTATGGGGTGGAAGTAAAGGGATTTATTGAAAAAACTTTAACAATACAGGAAGAATTTTCGTTATAAGTGCACCCAGTACCAAACCACCACCGATCATAATATACTTGGTTCTTTCCAATTGTTCAATACGTTTTTTGTTTTTTTCTTCTTCTTTATCGACCGATCCCTTGAGTTCTTTGATCGATGCCATGATTTTATCTTCAGTCTGATCAACCTTATCCGAGAGTTCTCTCGTTGTGGTTGTTATGCGAGAATGAAGTTCTTTATTGTTTTCAGTGGATTCTCTACGATGGACTTCCATCGCATCGTAGAGATCTTTATTTACAGCTTCTTGTCCGTTTAGTTTTAAATCGTGCACGACAAGCATTTTATTGATTGAGTTAGAAACATCAGTCATCTTTTCTATTACGGTATCTAGACGACCGAACACGACCTGCATTTGCTTCAGGTCGTGTTCTAGAATCGCGACTTTAGTTTCTAACTCTACCATTTACTTTGCTTTTGTCTTGCGGATTTTCTTGACTACTTCTTTGACAACCGCTACTTCTGCTTCTGCCTTATCGACAACAGCAGTAAGTTCAGCAACGTCTATTTTACCATCTTTATTTGTATCTGCAAAACCAAATAGAGTTTTGATGAGTTCTTTAATCTTGTTAAACATATCTGTTATCCCCATGCTGCGAATTGTTTAGTTTTCTTAATGCGGTCATCTAGACCATGCGTTCCACCATTTACACGACGAGTAATCTGACCAATAACTGCATCGGTTACACCCTTAGCAGCGATTGCGAACAGACCGTTCTTGTTAAAGAACCATAGTGCTGACTCGAATGCGAGTTCTGTTGCAACGACGTCAGGATTTGTTACAACATCAGGACGACCGATGTCTTGAGCGAATTGAGTGTAGTTACTCTTACCAGTTAACTGGATTGGTCCACGACCACGGAACTTATACCCATCACCCGATGACTCTGGTCCATTGCCCATGCGATTAGCATAGACCTTGTTAGCAATCTTCTCTGGTTTGCGAGCATACCCTGCAGTCGATGCGATTGTTGGGAAGTACTTCTTGAAGATGCCATTCAGACCCTTATCTGAATAGTTTAGATTCTCAGAGAACACTTTGAAACCACCCGACTCGTGAGCGCACTGACCGAAGAAGTGTGCTGCTTGTGCCGTCGATAGTTTAAAGTAACCCTTCGCTGCTTTGAATGTTCCTGGACCCCATTTACCATCAGCAGAGACACCACATTTTGCTTGTAGTGATTGCATTGGTCCGAGACCAGTAACAGTTGGTGCTTGGACTGCTGCCTTAGCAACCTGCGCGACTGCTTGAACGGCAGGAGCACCTGCTTCTTTGGTTGTACGCGGATCAAAATCTTTAACAGGAGTATATTTTGTTCCACTTGCCTTAGATTTAGTAGCAACCAGACGCTGCTTGCGGTTTCCGCCTTCCTTCTTAATAGAAGCATGAACCCAACCAGAGTTCTTGTCACCAGCAGCATAGAATTCTAGGATGACTTGGTCAAACTCTAGATTGTCAGCAACCCAGTCAGCAACCTTCTTATTGTCCACACCCTTGACTTCAAAGTCAATTGCTTGACCATTAACATGCTGAGATGTTTTAGATCCACCAACTGCCTTATTGACAAGTGGTGCGCGATATGATGAGTTGATTGTTACTGGACCAAACTTAGCGCGAACAGGTTCGAGAATCTTTTCGCAGCAGTAACGCATGTTCTCAATGTGTGCAGCAGTAGGTGTGTTAGGAATACCAAGACGCTTTGCGGTTGGCGATACAATCATTTCTCCGAGAGTAAAATGTTCAGTTAGTTGTGTCATTATCTACTCCTTAGAATGGACCGAAGTCGTCGTCGCTGTCTTTATACTTATCGATCGCTGCCATCAGTTTAATTTCATTGTCTGCCTCAATCGACTCTGCCTTAGCATGTTCAGTGTGCGCTTCTGCGAGATGCTTATAATCAGTCTTGCCGAGTTCTTGAACCTTGACGTTCGGATCGAATTCAGTAACCTTCATGTTCATCATCGTAGCAAATGCGCCAACAAATGCACCGACAATCATCGAGAATGCTGGACCAATGATCTTAAAAATTTCATTATTGTCAATAATATCATTTGGCATAAACATACCAATCAACATCATAACAACAACAGATAGCATTATGGAACCCAAAGTGAGCGCCGCCATCTTCATAATCATGATTTGGACTTTGCCCTTTTCAATCTCTAGTTCCTCTAGAGTATTGACTTCTTTCGATACCGAAACAAAGTTTAATAATCCCTTCATATTACTTCCTTCTAATAATTGTATTCTTTTTGCGATACTTCTTTTGAGCAGCTTTAGAAACTCCAGGTTCCGCTTGGTTTGGAATGCTTGGATTATTTATGCCGATACCAGCAATAGCACCACCTGCAACACCCATACCATCTTCGGAGATGAAATCTTTGAATGATAACATTGTATTAAATTCCAATTGTTCTGCGAGGGATTTAGTTTCGTCTTGCTCCATCGTCATATAAAAAATTTCTTCTAGAATATCCTCGTCATACTCGACGTTTTCTCTGATAAGTGCCAACGCAGTGGCGAAAGCAAGGAATTTACTATTTACAAATGGTACTTTATTTAGAATTCTCTTCAATCTAAAGACCATGCGATGTAAAAGAGTAAATGATTCTCTTTCTTCTTCCGTTCCAAGATCTGCTTCTTTTCTAATGACAGTGCCATGCGCATCAATAATACCGAGACGATATGCATCAGTCTCGGTAAATGATGTTGTTAACATACGTAAAATACGATATGTTATGATTGCATCGACAAACCTTGCCATTAAATCCCTCTTAACTTGTTAACGATCGTATAATCCATAAAAACATCTGGCAGTTCATTATCTTGCATTCGGTTTAAGAATAACAGAAAAGGTTTAATTAGAGGCATCAAATCAGAGAGTTTATAAACTATCATATCTGTCGCTGCTTGATTAAACACATTATATAGAACCAACAAATGATTTATGATAAGACGTTCGTTGAGAACATTAGTATTTTCGTATCGCGTTAATAATCTTCGGAGATAAACAAAACGTTTCAAATCTTCCTGTAAATCTGAAATGCCAGTACATCCAGGATTATCATAATGTTTAATTGCGAACATTAAAAAAGTTTCTTCATTCAATTCATTAATCATATTATGATACCGTTGCCGTCCCTCCAAGGAAATACCAATTACCACTCAGAAAAATCAAATTAGCAGTGTCACCTGCTGAATTAAACACAATAGAACTATGTCCAATATTAGAACTGATAGTTAGATTATGTCCTCCACTGTTTGATATCATAACAACAACTTTAACTTGACCCTCTACACCATCTGCGATGGTAAGTGTTCCAGGTCCATCGGGTGAAGTGATTTTAGTTATTAGAGCAGTCACATTGATAGCACCCGCAGACGTTAAAGTCTGCGTAGTGCCACTCAATACCAGTTTGCTATTTAGAACCACAGAAACTGGAATACCACCAAACAGATTAGCAACAGTCACTTTGTGATCATATGGTGATGTTGCTGGTTTAACAACATACATTAAGTCTGTAGAAACAAGCGTTGACGCTGTTGTTAACGCTGAAAGTTTGCTATCTGCCATTGTTTAATGCCTTATGCGTCTGGGAATTCAATATCATCAGCAGCATCGCTAGATGCAATCGCATTCTTAGAGAGTGCTACAAGAACTTCATACTTCACACGACCAGCGTAGGCACCAGTTCCAACTGTGCGCTGCACCCAACCAGAGTGAGCGGCAGAAGTACCAGTTTCACCAGTACCCTTGGCAGCAGTTGCAGTTGCTTGATCAGCAGATGCTTGGATTTCAAAGTACTGAGCATTGTTGCCTGTAGCACTGATATCAATAACTGTTTCAGTTATATAGGTTAGACCAGTTAGAGTACCAGCAGTAGTTACAATTGCGACAGCAGCTTCAGTCGTTAGAGTAAATCCAGTAACATTTGGTGAGGTTCCAGTTACGGCAGAAACCTTATATGTTGTTCCTGATGTGTATCCAGTAATAGTGCCTGTACCTGCAAGTGTACCAGTAATTGTAAGACGATCACCAACTGCAAGAGTTGATGCACCACAAGTAAACTGACCAGCAGTACCAGAAGTAGCAACAGTGGCAACAAGAGTACCAGTACCAGCTGCTGCCTTAACTTCGAATGCGTTAGCAGTTAGACCAGCAGTGGCAACAAAGTAAGATGTTGCTGTAGTTAAACCAGTAGCAGAAGCGCCACCACCATTGACATACTTAACTTCTTCATTGGCAACTAAACCATGTGCAGTATAAGCAATAGTATCAGTAGCAGCAGTAATTCCAGAAGTAGGAATAACACGGCGAGGTTTCGCAATAGCAACAGTTGGCACAGTTTCATATGACGAACCAGTATTTGTTACTGTGACTGCCGTTACTAATCCACCTGCGATGGAAGCAGTTGCAGCAGCAGATGCTCCGCCACCACCAGAGAAGGTAACTGGAGGAACTTCAAGGTAACGTGCTCCGCCTTGGATCAAAGCAACCGAGGCAACATTGTCACCACCAACACTAATTTCAGTGTTATCAACACCAAAGACTTGAGTTGATTGGAAATCTGTTGTCGAAACCGAAGCAACAGATGTTGGTTTTTCACTAATTGTATATTCTTGAGCAGAGAATACAGTAAGAACTGATCCTGGATTCGCATTAATTACTGTAGCAACTGTGTCGCTGGCAACAGCAATAGCAATCATTTCCTGGTTACCAACACGAACAACATCACCGACTGCAAGAGCAGGATCGAAGTTAGTTCCGTCGCCTGTTAGAGTGCCGCGACCGTAATCTAGACTTAGTGTGAAGGTATGTGAAGCACCTGACCCGTCTGTTGAGGCGATTGCGGTTGGAAAATTATGTAGTGCACCTTCTTCAGTAGCAGCAACCATAAAAGTATCTGTAGTAACATTAGTTACATAATATGTGCTACCAGATGTTAGACCAACAACAGAGGTTCCTCCGCCGTTTGCATATGCAACAGCATCACCAAGTTGGAATGGATGTGCGGCAGAAGTATATACTCCAGCGGCATGTCCAGTTGCACCATTGAATGTGATAGCGGGAGCAGTAAGAGTTACCGTTCCTGCCGATGTCTTATCGTCTTTATTACCCCAAGCTGACATTAATTGTCTCCCTTTTTAAATTTTTGATCTACGTGGTTGAAAAATTCTTTTCGTTTATCTTCACCAAGTTCCGAGGGAGACTTGATGTTATAATGTTCTAGAGCAGCATTGAATGTGTTCTTATAAGACTCATGCATCGACTTTACTGCTTCAATATCTTCTTTAGTTAGTTTCTTAGACTTCTCAATTGTTCTGAGCGCACGGATAGAACTCTTTGCGTCTTTGTTCATCTTATCATACGTCATTGGTTTCTTCGTTGACGCCGATTTACCATCTGCGCTGATGTTGTAATCTCTTTCGCGTTTCCCTCTTAGATAGCGATACGCCATATCAGAAGAGATCTCATCAACCTGCTCGACTTCTTCTTTCATACCAGCATTCAGTTTTTTAGCATGAGCATGTGCAGCCTTGTGCTGGTCAGAAGATGTTTGCTTCGATTGAGAGTCACCATAAGGAAACGATTTGACTACTTTTGATGTCATCAATGCCTGCCCCCCCGCATCTTTTTTACCAGTGGGAATTTTTTCGTTGACATGATGTGCATTATAAGCTGTATGAACAAAATATGTTGCTTCTTCGAGATCGACTTCTTCAGTCTGAGATGCCTTCAAATCTGCAGCAGTTGGTGCGCCTTCGCTTCCAGGTTTACGCATACGCTCACCTGAACCACCCTTAATGCGCTTACGCTTGGCATGAATGTTATCCCACAGTCCACGCTTTTCTTCGATTGTTTCTTCGTTGGTTTCTTTAGTGGGCGAAAACTTCTTTACTGCGGATTTTGCAGCAATAGATCCAGCGGCACCAGACATAACGCGAGTAGCAACACCAGCACCTGCGTTTTTAGCAAGTTTTGATGCAATCATTCTACCTGCTACCCCTGCTAATGCGGCATATTCATTTACAGTTTCTTCGCTCATCTCGCCTTGCATATAGTTGCTGGCGGTTGAGATGTAATCTTCTGCCAAAGTAATCTTCGACTGAACCCACTCAGGAAGATTGGTGTCATCGGAAAGCATATCATGCATACGTTGCGAGTTAGCAATGATTGACTTCAGTTGACCCATTGCCATGTCACCTTCGTAGTCATACTCTGTCTTTTCTTTTGCTTCCTTGATATTAATTCTTTTGTTCTTACCATGATGCCATCTAATACCAGATTTCCATTCATCCGCCGAAATACCCTTTGGGTGCTTTTCACTTTTCTTTGAACCGTGCATCTGAGAATGGGTATACCAGCCATCATCTTCTTCGTCAAGCATATTTTTGCCCAACTTAGTACGTACTGCTTTCGCTAACTTCGATGCATCGACACCGAAGTCCTTGGCAGCAGACATAACATGACTCTTACGAATGTTATCACCATAACGTTTGGTCAGGTGAGCAACGATAGGAGCATTTTCGTCGAGTTCAGTTTCTTCAGTAGCATAACCCTTAGCACCAGCACGAGCACGATTGAAGATGGCATCGTCACCAAGAACAATAAACATCATCGAGTTAATGAAGTTTGCCATGACATCACGCTCAGCACCCTGAAGTGTCATACCACCCTGTACCTTGACAATTGCCTTGCGAAGAATCGGAATGGTATTCGCTGGCATCAGACCAGCGCGAACTAGTTGCTGAAGACGACCATCTAAATCTTGCGATTCAGCAATGACAGTATCTCTGATTGTTCTTTCTAGACTCATTTGATATTCCTCTAATCT